TCCCAAGCCCCCGGAAACCGCGCGAGCCATTCTTGCCCGACACGCACGTCCCAGGGCACCCGCACGTTCCTGTAGATCCACCCGCCGTCGTTTTTCTCGCCCTCGATGAGATCCGTCTCGGCGCGCTTGACGTTCGCCGTGTAGGTTCCGTCGTTCTGACGAGCGAGGACGATGCCGGCGACGCGAATGCGCGGGGCGGAGACGATCGCGAACTCGTTCATCGACGTCGTCGCCCGCGAACAGCTTCGGCCACCATTCCCACGGCGCCGGTCACCGCCCCAGCCGCGGCCCGCACGTCCGGATCGTTGATGATATCGACGGCCGTCTTGAGAGGGTGCGGAGGGTTCTCGAGCAGCTTGTACTTGCGGATGTACTTGCACGCCGTGATCCCGGCCCGAGCGGCTTCCTTCTCCGGTGTCTGTGAGTGCGCCGCCAGTTGTACGAGCCTTTTCGCCCGCTCGAGGGCCTGGTCCTGACTGAGGCGGGTCATTCGTCATCCTCCAAATCTGGATCCGGCTCCTCGGGTTCTTCTCGCTTCGGGCGCTTGATCTTCCGACCGCGCCTCGGGCCCCCGGCGAAGCGCTCCTCGTATTCGTCCATCATCGCATCGGCGAACTTGGACGCGATCTCCGCCATGTCGTCGACTTGCTCGTCGGCGTCATCGATGCTCTCCGGCACCGTGTAGTTCGCGACCGCGCCGAGCGCGAACTGGACCCAGAGCTCTTTCGCTTCTTTTTCAGGAATCGCCATCGGCGGACAATGCGCCCCCAGAGGACCGTTGTCAACCGTTAGGTGTTGCTTGTTAGCCCCGGAGACGGTACATAGATGGCTCGATGGCTAACAAGACGCTCCGAAAAACCACTCCGAAGAAGCCACCCGAGCCAGCGCGCGTCCAAATCCGTGCCTCGGTCGAAGAAATCGACAGATGGGTCCTCGCCGCCGACCGACAGGGGCGCAACTTGAGCAACTGGATCCGCCGCACCGCGAACCGCGCCGCCGACGACCAGGCGAACGACGACAAATGATCCACATCTGCCACGCCATCGGCTGTAACGTGCAGGTCCCGCCGAAGCTCTTGATGTGTCTTCGGCACTGGAAACTCGTCCCGCGTGACTTGCAGCGCGCGGTGTGGGCCACGTACGTACCGGGCCAGGAGATCCGGAAGGACCTGACCGACGAGTATCTGGACGTGCAGCGGCGTGCGGTCGAGGCGGTCGCGCGGCGCGAAGGAAGGCTGACGGAATGACTCAACACGAAGGTATGGAAATCGACATCCGAAAACACAAGCACGTGCGCGCGGACGTGGCCGCCGGCATCGCGGCGCTTCGTGTGCAGCTCCGACAAATCGATGCCGGTGCGCAATCGATAGACGACATAGCAATGACACTAGAGGAGGCCGCAAAAGTCTTCGGTGATGGGTTCGAGAAAAACGAAGCGGCGCGCTGTTCGCTCGGTCTGCTTCTGCTCGCATCCGTCAAGTGGATCGCCGATCTCGGGCTCGATCCACTCGAATGTCTGGACCTAGCGCTCGACAGTTACGAGAAAATCAAGAAGCAACAAATCGAAAGCGGGAGGCCGAGGTGAGCTGGGCCAAAACCCCCCAAGCCCGCGTCGCCGTCTGGGTCCGCGAAGCCTTCAGCGAGAAAGCCGCCAGAAACGTCCAGGAGCGTGCTCTCCGTGCCGTCGAGGAAATCGTCGAGCTCGCTCAAGTCGCAGGCGTGACGGCCGAGACGCTCCACCGACTAGTGGATTACGTCTTCGGTCGACCACCGGGCACCGCCAAATCGGAAGTCGCCGGCTCCATGGTGACCTTGTACGCTGTCGCCGAAGCTCTCAGCGTTGACGCCGACGACGCACTCGAGGCAGAACTCGTGCGGCTGCAGCAGCCCGAGGTCATCGAACGGTGTCGACGACGTCAGGCCGAGAAGCGCGCGGCGCTGGTGGGGATCCTGTGAACGAGAAGGTGTGCTTGTCATGTGGCAAGGAAGCCGACGTAACGATCGACACCGTCATCCATCCGATCACGGCGCGCGGAGAACGGGCGTGCGAGAAATTCGGAAACACGAACACAGTCAATTTGTGCATCAATTGCTTGCTAAAAGTCGGCACGGCAATTGAACGCGGTGACCTCAACGAAGAAGAGGATCCGTCGTGATCCTTCGCTTCCTCCATGTCCTCTCCCGCCGCCTCCGGCGCCGCGACATCATGCGCGAGGACGGTCAGCTCTACCTGAGCCGATTCAAAATTTTCGGTTGGATGCCAGGCGATACCCGGAGCTACCCCTTCTCCGTCTATTTGCACCGATTCCACACGCCCGATTACGACCCGGCACCTCACAATCACCCGTGGGAGTGGGCGCGCTCGCTCATCTTGACGGGCGGGTACGTCGAGCGCCGATTCGATCCCGGGAGCGGCGCCGATTGGTCCGCGCCGGTTCTCCCCGGGACCGTAAACCGGATCATGCCCGGTACGTTCCACGTCGTCGAGGAGCTCCTCGGGACTGAGACTTGGACGCTCTTCGTTGCGGGTCCGAAGATGGGCGCGTGGGGCTTCTGGGTCGACGAACGCGGGTACGTGCCGTGGCGCGAACGGATTCAGGAGCGGGGACTCACGCCGGATTACTGAGGGTGCAGCATCCCGACATCCGGAGAGTAGTTGTATCCGACTGTTTGCTGAACGGCCTGTTCGGCAGAGACGGCCGTGAGCGTCCAGGCGGCGCGCCCCGGGCCACTACCGTTCAGGACGATGTGCAAACGGCCTCCTCTCCCGTTCGTAATGGTGAACTCCAACACGGTCCACTTGTTTCTAACCAAATGAGGTCCGATGAGACGCGTCTGAGTACCACGCTCCGCTAATTGGTGTTGGAGACTATCAATTATTTTGATGAGCGCCGGAAGATCCGGTGTCAACACGATGTACTGTGGTTTTTCCTGTTTACGTGATTCGGAGCGCTTTTCTGGAGTGTAGCGAACTTGTTTTTCCGGAAATATGACGGGGGCCTTAGCCCTTGCTTTTCTCAGACGAGCCGATATCGGCACATTGCGCACGGCTTGGTTGTGATCATGCCACCCAACTGCATGTTGCAGAGGAAGTTTCAGGTCACGCTCAACCGTTTGCCCGAACTCGTCCTCCAGGGCTGCAAGTATTTCATCTTCCAACGTTGCTGTCTGCCCGTCGGTCCAGAGCGTGCGAAGTGCCTCGTACTGGCACCGAAACGCTAGGGCTAGACGACGACTGGACAAGGAGCTGATCATCATTATTTCACCCACCGCCACGCTAAGCGGCCCGAGCACTCATCTTCTTCAAAGCCGCCGCGAGTCGCGACAGCCCCTCGTCCTTCTTGCCAACGAGCGTCTCTTTGAGCCCATCGCCCGTGTCGGTCTCGACCAGATCGAGAAAATTGTCGAGCTTGTTGATGACCGCCTGCAAGATGAGCTCGTCGCCGGTGCCGCGGGCGATGATGTACTGAACGAGCACGCTCTCCTCTTGACCAAACCGATGCGTGCGGGCTTCGAACTGGACTAGATCCCGCGGCTCCCACACCAACTCAGCGAGAACGACGATGGACGCGAAGGTGAGATCGATACCGGTCGATGCGCAATCGATGTTGGCCACGAGGCAGCACGGCCCCTCGACCTTCCGGAGCTTGTCGATGATCTTGCTGCGCCGAGGGAGGGCCACGCCGCCGTGGATGAACTCGGTAGGCGCTATCTCCAAAAGCGTCGCGGCGATCTTCTCGCATACGGCACGGCGATAGGTGCCGACGACAACCCGTTGCCCGGCCTCCAGGTGGCCACGAATCAGCTCGAGGACGCTCTTGAACTTGCCGTCCGCGGCGCTATCGAGCGCCATCCTCATGCGGCGCCGATCGCCGACGAGCCGCGCGTTCATCGAGATGCGGTTACGTGCCGGGACCTCCACGTCGATGATCTGCCGTTGCAATGCCGGAAGCTCCTTGAGGACTTCCCGTTTAGTCCGCCGGAGGCAGAACCATTCGAGCCTCTTCCGGAGCTCTTTCACATTACTCTTGCCGTCGAACGACCAGACCGTTTTCAGTGTGCCGTCTGGACCAGGCACGTCGATCTTCTGACCATCGCAGTAGCGAATGCCGAATGGATAGAAGTCGCCGAACCGGCCGGGGCTGATGGTCTCGACGATACCGAACAAGTCACGCACCCGATCGACGGGTGGCGTGCCGGTGAGAGCCATGCGCCCACGGGCTGCCTCAGCGAGCGCCTTGCACGCCTTCGAACGCCGCGAGGTCGGGTTGAGAAGGACGTGTGCCTCGTCGAACGCGATCGTGAAGCCCTTCCGGCCCCATTCTAGGAGGGCATCGACCCACGCGTGGATGATGTCGTAGTGGATGACGACGACGTCGGCGTCGTCTTGGATCGCTTCGGGTTTGATCCCGTACGGTGTGAAAGTGGTCGCGTCGGGCCACCACTTGGCAAGCTCCCCGCCCTTGTCGCCCAGCCCCGCCGGGCGCTCCCACACGCCGCGGACGTGCGCCGGGCACACGATGACGGTCTTACGCCGCAGCGCGCGTGCCGCCTTCACGGCTTGTAGGCTTTTTCCTACGCCCATGTCGTCTGCGAGAAGCGCGCCAGTGCTCGACTGTGCCACCAAGAAATCGATCCCCTCCTTCTGATACTCTCTAGCACATTCATACGAGACGAGAAGATTATGCTTCCACGTGCGCTCGTTCGGCGGGACTTCATCAGAGCGAAGCCCGAACTCCTTGAGCCGCTCGACGAGCTGCTCGATGGCATCGAGATAACCGACCTGTGCGCGCAATCGACCGTTCCACTTGATGCCAGGCACGAGTGTGCCGGCCTTCTTGAGCTTCGGGCTGAAGTAGTCGGCTCCGACCGCCCAGAGCGGACTGTCTTCGAGCTGGAAGACGCGAAAGCCGCTCACAACCCCTCCTTTCTTGCCCACCACTCGTGGAGGACCAGCGTCCCTTCGTGACCCTCCTCGTAGACCTCCGAGTCGTCATGCACGACGCTCTTCGGCACCCACACTTCGTCATCCTCGATCACGACTAGGATCGCCTTGGGCGTCTCGCGGATACACTTCGCATCAAACGATACCGTCGAATCGCTCATCGGAGCACCGTGAGCTTCTTCGCCGCGCGAGTCACGGCCGTGTAGAGCCACCGCTTCCACGACTCGTTATCGACCGGGCCCGG